TGAACAAAACTTGACACATGCCTTAGCGGTGTTGTACAAAAACTCATCGTTGCCAATCCAGAGAGAAGCGTTCCAAGTCTCGTAGTTTTCCCAACCGTTCATGAAATCTCGTCGTGTGTACCCCTGTATTATGGCATAAAAAACCCCCTTGTGGGGGGTTTATGTGACACTATCAGAACTGGTTGAGTAGTTTGAGTGTGTCTGCATCAAATTTCTCTCTCACACCCGATGTAGGTAACCAGTCCTCTTCATTTGATTCTGTTAATGTTTCCCATGAATCATCATTGTGAGGTAGGAACTCAAAATCTTCCATAATATACTTCAAAGAATATAGGTGAGGAGAAACAAAACTAAGGGAGTATTCACCGAGGTGACCACTGAATAGGGGGAATAAATCCTTGCCCTTGTTTGTTTCTCCATTATTAATATAACAGATGTTACCTAATAATGCAAGTGGGGTTGTGACACTTATCCAACTGGTGGTTCGCCTGGTTGTGCTGCTACCTGTCCTTCTAGATCAAACTTAGATGCAGCAGTATTTGATGCGTCAAGTTGATTGATTACTGCCCATGCTGCTTTAATATCTTCTTGTTGTTTGAATAAAGCAGAATTTAACAATCCTTCCAAAGATGATATTCTCTCATCCATATTACCAACAGTTTGTGATAATACCTTCACTTGTTTGCGAAGACTATCAATACCTTGTAATTTTGCGTCTAGATTTGCTTCAGGGGAAGCAAGTGTTTCGTATGCCATAACTAATCTTTAACTGATCTATTTATTGTGTAAGTTGTATGAATTTAGATGCGGATACTATTAACATAAAGGATAACATTGCCACTACATCATATGCTTTAGTTCTTACAAAGAATGGTATGCTTAATAAGCATGCTATTGCATGTAACATTGTACCATAAAATACATTTACATGCAATACAATAAAATAGGCAGATACGACCAAAACTGATCCTATCTGCCTACTAATCGTCACTGTTCTCATTATTAATTGCCAGGAGGTGGTGCGTACATTTCAACAAGTAACCAATCATACTTATCAACCTTTGATTTACATGAAGGACACTGAATTGAAGTCCAATCAAAATGATATATTTGATTTGTTACTTTACATATAGGGCAGGTAATTGGTTTCCCTTCTTTACCTGCCCTTGTGTGTTTTGTTACTTTCTGCATACAATCACCTTAAGTAGAGATAACCACCTGCCCAGTCACAATTGGCAAGCATTGAATCACGTTGTCTGATGATTCGCATGTCATATCTAACATGTTTCGCAGGTGATTTCCAAGAAGCAGGTTTATAAACTTCACCAGTCTCCTTATCAACAAAAGCATGAACACTTCCAACCCGACCATCATCAACCTGTACAATCTTATGATATTTCCTACCACTCTGGATGTGAAATTCCATATTAGATTCACCATCCTGTAACTTCTGGATTCTCTCCTCTAAGTATGGTGATGGTTCTCTTGAATTAGATCTCATTGCAGATCTTAATGAATAACCTCTATACTGTTCTTCAAGAGCAACACAGAGATCATTAGTCCATCTTAATACTCGTACTTTCATTTCTGCTTTAGCAGTGAGTGTGGATAATGATGTCATAAGTCATTTTCTTGATTACTTTATTAGTATAACCCATATTCTAGGGTTGTGACAATACTATGTGCCACTTAATCAATTGACACCTATCCACACCTTAAATCCCCACCACAACAGAAAAGGTACAATCACTGCCCATAAATGGTAAAAGAGTGTTATCGAAAGAGTACCAAGTATAATCCAACCTGTTTCTGAACTAACAATACTTGTAACAAAAGGTGTTACTACATTAGGTCTATTCTCTGGAATTACATGAACATCACTTGTACCATATCTTGCCCTTGCTTCACTTAACGCATCTTCTCTGTTAATACTTAAACTTTCAAAGGGAACATTTACCCTCCTATTAGTTTTAGTTGTTGTCCATAGTCTCCAGTTGAACATAATTCACTCCATATCAGGATGTAGGAAGATTTGATTGCTCTTTCTCTTCTCGTTAAGTTCTAATTTCTGTTCTTCTGTTAATGGTTGAACATTCCATCCATAATCCCATCCACATACTGTCTCAGGCATAATGTTCATTGCAACAGTTACCCGATCATTTCCTTGGTTAGTATTATAACCATGAAGTACATGCGATGGAAACAGAACTAAGTCGCCCTCCTTGCATTTCATTTCACCAACCTGATTATACATGGTCTTAGTCTCAAATGGCAAGGAAATGTTAGGAACTGTTGCAAACATCCCTCCAACTGATCCCATCGCCTCTCTACTTACAAAATAAGTGTTTGCATGAGTATCATTTAAATTCACATAATATACTCCAGTGATAACAGAATTAACATGAGTATGTGCTTCTTGTTTTCCACCCTTATCGCAAACATTGATCCAACTATCTGTTACAATCATTCCATTCTGTAAATATTTCCCCATAACATCTTTTACAAACATTTTTGCTTGTTCTTCACACCAACTTTTCAATTCTTTAAACTTATCATCATGCAATAATGAATAGTAATCTAAATGATACAAAAAATCGCCACTTTCATTTGTATGGGGTGACCCAGACTTCACAGCGAGTTCTTTTAAAACTAGCGTTTTTATGTCTTTATGAAATGGACATGCAATTACACCCAAAGGAGTAGGCAAAATAGGAAATACATCCATCATCTGTAGTTCTTACTCGTGCTTATTCTTTCTTTTCTCTTATCATCCATATATTCAGTTGGAAATGGAACAGTATTAAAACTAAGAGTGAATCTATCTTGATCTGTGTTATTAACTCTGCTACCATGTTCTAACCAAGATGGAAAGATAAGCAAATGATTATTCTTAAGTGCAACATCATGCTCATAATTTGTATATGGAGTTTGTGCTAAATGTGTCTCACACATTTTATATGGAGTTAATGGTGAGATTAAATAAAAGTTACCATGATCTCCTTCTGGCAAGTCCCAATAAAATGCACCACTAAGTACACTTCCCTCGTGTCTATGTCTGTGAGTAAATCCACCTTTAGGAAGTATATTGTACCACGAACCACTCAACATAGCATCCCAATATCCAGACTTCCTACAATAATCATCTAGGCAATCTTGAAGTGCAAATAACATAGGGTGTGAAACTTCATCCTGTAATGGATCCCAACCACCATGAGAACTAACACCATTAACTGCTAATGAGTGTGGGTTATTCTTACCATTCTTTTTAATATGGTCAGTAAAGTCTTTAAGATTTGGATGAGTAGAGAGATCATATTCTTCTACTAATGTTGGAAATAAATTCATACTTACAAATAAACAAAGTTACCTATGATTCTACGATTAGCATTAGTACATGTTGTACCACCATGTCTATATCTGTTTGGAAATATTATACATCTATTCGCCTTACTCTCTACCCTAGTACCATCATCAAAATATGTATAACCATCATTGTCATTCATGTATAAGACACAAATATTAAGATTAACTGGTTTATCATCCTGATCTATTACATCATAGTGTAATGGTGACTGTACAATCTCCGATGTCTTAGGTGTAGCATTAAACTTTACTCTTGTTAATCCCAATGGACTCAGGTGTGATACCACTGGTCTTATATGTTCCCAATAATCTGAACACGGTTCGCAATCAGAATAGAACATATGAGAGTATTGAGGACATCCATCATAATCAATGGTACTATCACTATGAAACCAAGGCAATCTCTCACCCAAGAGAAACTCTTGAAGTTTTAAGAATATATCCTCAGGCAAGAAGTCATCATATAGAGTTACACTTTGATCCATCACTCTATACTAACCCCTTCTAATCTTAATGTCAAGGACATCCATCGCCTTATTCATATATTCAGAGGTATCCACAGTGGCATCTATTTGATTCTTGTCGTGGTCGTCACGATGTTTAAGATAGTTTTGATCGGGTCTCTTAGTTGGATCCAATATTATACTATCAATCTGTTTTACTATCTCCTTCATTACCCTTCTCACTTTCTATTACTTGTAACATTTCCAAGGCACCTTGTACTTTAAGAAACTCTTCCTTCTTTAATTCAAATTGTTTCTGTAACTCTACAATTTCTCTTTGGAGTATTTCTGCTCTCTGTGATAGAGTCTCTTTGTGGTTAGTCATTAAATTAATATGCAATCATAACTATTATACCATATTTAGATCAATAAATAAGCATGTGATGTAGTATCTTCCGCAAATGACTGAGACCAATTATTCAGCAATTGAAGAACTTAAAGAAGAGGAGATGAATCTCAATCCAGATCTTTATAAAGGTTCTTTCACATATGCTCACTATACTACTGGACAGGATAATCATCTGTACAAGAGTTTATCTACTGTTGGTGATTTCTATTGCAAAATATGGTATCGTAATGAAGAGTTCGATGACACCAGAGTAAATGGTGAAAGGAATGTTCTAATAGTTGGTACAAATGATGGTGATCCATTTATAAACGATGCTGAAACTATTCACAGATACCTTGACATGCCAGGAGCAGTATTTGTTAATGCACAATATAGACAACAACTAACTGACTTAACCTATGCCAACAGGGATCTCAAGGATTGTGTTAAATTCCTCTCTGCATGTATAGGTAAGTATAATGGTAATAAAGATACAATCAAACTTGTAGATCCTAATAATAATGAACTAACATATACTATGGTGTATGATGAAAAAGCATTAACTTTAGAAGTTACTGATTCAGATGCACCACTAACATTATCGGATACATTCCCCAACACAATGTCTGAGGATGCTCCTATTAAACAGTTTGGAAGTAATATCGCTGGTGAAGCATCATGGATGGATGGTGCTATAAATAAGATTTACAATACCGTTCTAGGTAGTGGTTCTATTGGTTTTAATAACATAAAGGGTGACTTCCAAAGTGGAGATAACTCTATCAGTCAGTATTATAGAGGTGGTAATAATATTGGTAATATATCTCAGAATAATAATATACCTACTAGTGGAACAATAAGTTGGTCAAATTTCCGTAACGCATGTAATAAGATTGAAGCAAACTGTTCAGGAAACTTCGATCACTTAGAAGCACGTTGGGAGATATATGGAAACCAAGAATGGACTGCCAAAGTAAATAAGACTATTATATTAAGTGGTCACTGTGGTACTAGAGATCAGAATCAACCTGCTCTTAGATTCAATAACTCTGGTAGTGGTAATACAATAGAATTTAAAATTATTGCTCAGGGTCGTGTATATGGTTGGGCAGGATCACCAGCGGGATATAACTTAAGTCAGGGGCCTGTAGATGGTAGTGGTACTCTGACTAACGGAGGTCCAGGCGGTTATGCAATACACATGGCATCATCCATCAAAATTGGGAACGAATGGAATGGTCAGATCGCTGGGGGCGGTGGAGGCGGAGGTAAAGGTGGAACGGGTGGTCAAGGTGGTTGTGGAGGACACGGCGGTTCTCGAAGATGCAATGGTTCATTCTGTTGGAACACGAAGAGAGTGTGTCACAGGAATGGTGGTAGTGGTGGATCGGGCGGTCAAGGGGGTCGAGGTGCATGGGGTTATGGATATAGTTGGGATTCCGCAAATGGAATCTGGTGCAATATTTCTGGTACTCACTTAACATCACCAGGCGGAGGTCAAGGAGGTCAAGGCGGTAGTAGTCGTGGAGGTGGTTCAGGAGGATCTGGAGGTCAAGGAGGAAATGGTGGATCCCTAGAAAATGGCGGTCAAGGTGGAAGAACTGGTAATAAGGGTAATAATGGTGGTGGTGACGAACATGGATGTGGTTATTCCTGTAGTAGATCAGGATCCAACGGAAGTGGTGGAACCAGTGGCGGTAGTGCCAGTGGCAAATATACTACAAGTCATACAGGTGGAAGATATACTTAGAAACTATAGTCAAGATCACCTAAACGCTTAAATGTAGTTGGTTGTTGTCCAGTCTTTGCACCAGATAATCCATATAACAATTCAGTCGTCAATCCATCCTTTGTTGCTTTAACTACAACATCACCAAAGGTTGCTTGGATGTTTTCGCATTGTTCCCATACTTCTAACTGTTCTCTCCAATCATCACTGATCCAATTATAATCCCTACTGTCATTAATAATCATACCTTTACCATCATTATATGATGATTGATATGAATTAAATACTGGGAAATCATCCATTGGTTGAGAACCATATGGAGCATTATAACTATATGATGTTCCCATTTCAAATGATAATTCCTTCTTCAATCCGTCAGCGTCAAACTCAACGTGTGGAGTTAATATACTATGTGGTGACTCTACTTGTGTTAAACCCAATATACTAAACATTTGTTCGGAGTTCTTATAAGCATGACTATTCTTAGAACCACATACTTTATCAAGTATTCCTTCTACTTCTGAACTAACCCACGCTTCTTCATTCTTATTCAATCCTAACTTTATAGACTTAAGTTTTGTACTTATCCATAGAGTACCGAAACTCCAGTCATGTCTATCAGTCTCAATATTATCAAGTATCTCTAAGTATTCTCTTAACGGTTGTGTATTAGTATTACCAGTAACAGTAGCAGCAAGTTGGCATATTGCATCAATACTTGGTGTCAATACTGGAGGTTCATCCTGAAAATGTACCAACTCCCACTCTGGAGTGGATGGATCATCAGCATCAAACCATAACGCTCTAGTACCATCAAGATACTTGAAGAGACTACAATCTAATACTGTTCCATCAAATAATGTATACTGAGGTATTTCAGTTGCCATAAAGAATAGAAAAGCATACTTAGGGTTATCTACTTCAACTCCTGCCTTTATACTCTTCTTAAAATATACTCCTGAATCTCTACGTTTAGTATTAGGTTGATCCCATCCCAATTGAAACAATGCTGGATTAGCATCAACAATACTCCTGATATTTGACACATCAGTGTCACTCATCAGTTTTGGATGACGATTAGCGTCTTTAGATATACTATCAAAATCTACTGTCATGTTTTAACTCCAGTCTTGTCCTTTTTGATACGAAAACCATACAATAACAGAGTATCTAGTACCCTTAGTCACTGGTTTGACTTCATGTGGATATAACATATTACTTGGAAATACATGTATAGAATTACTATGTTTATCTAAGTTAGTATCACCCCAGAAGCAAATCTCACCACCTTCATAGTTATCATTAATACCAAATGATGCAGTTACAGAACCAGCATCACCATCAGCATCCGTATGAATAGATAGGTATCCATTCTCAGGATATTTACATAACCAGTATCCTGAGTATTTATCATATTCTGGAGAATTTGGTGGATTTATCTCAGAATAGTCCCTATAAATCTTAGGCATGATCTTCATCATTGACTTATGAATCAAATCATAGATCTCTCCGTCATCTGGTGATAACAACTGTTGAGATCTATATCCATGTAAATTATATAAAGTCTCTTGTCTGCAAGTATCATACTCAGGCCAGTCGAATGTATCACATAACTCTAGTAATCTCTTATGATTATATTCAGGTAAGACATCATGATACGAAAACATGAATGATGACAAATATTGATTAATCATCCCACTAAAGGTGAGTTACCCTATTTAATCCGTCTGGATTAGTAAATATTGAATGATCTATAAACCCTACGAGACAATACCTAGGTTCATTAGGTTCGTTGAACATGTGATCTTTAACAGCAGGTTGATGCCAAAGATATGCAGGATATATAACCATCCTATTATATTTCATTGGTACATGATGATACTCTTCATACACATCTTCGATGTGTCTATTATCCATCGTAACCTCTTCATTCTTCCTAGTCTTATCAAATACATACTTCCATTCTTTATAATTCCAATATTGTTGTGTCCTCTTATATGCAGGATCAACATACTCCATGTTAGTCTCACCAGTATCTCTGTGTGAGAAGAATGAAGTGCCACCTTCACATTCCTCCTCTTTGTTTAGATAAAGAACATAGGCGAACATTGCATCATCAATATGTGGATTTATAGAAGATCTTTTACATGTTACACCACCACGAAAGACATTGACTTGATTATTAATCTCAAGATCTTCGATATTCTGTATTGCCCCTTTGAAATCACTAAAATTATTAATAAACCAGGCAACCATAGTGTCGATTTCCTTTAAAATTACAGGAACCGCACCTTGATGGCCTGGAGCAACTACCGTTTCGTGTTCTATAACACCTAGCGGTATTTTCTTTATAATATGTTCTACAAATTTGGAGGGATTATTCAAGACATTATCAACTATGACAATAGGATGGTTGTCCCTTTCACCAATCTTACGAGTCTTGTAATCAACGTTGTCTGATACTGCAATCCACGAATCATCAATATAATTCATTATAATCCCCATTTTTTAATATTTATTCTGGTTTGTAGATTCTCTCTGCCTTAGTTCTCTTAAGGTCATCAACCTCATCTTTGAGTTCCTTGATTGCCTCAATCAATAGAGGAACAAGTTTCTCATACTGTACTGTTAGATACTTGTCATTACCAGGCGCAGGTCTAACTGCCTCTGGAAGAACCTCTTGTACTGCCTGTGCAGATACACCAGAGAATCTTTGACTACCACTATCTAAACCTACATCAGTCTTAGCAAGATCGTTATGTTGATAAGTGAATCCACTTAAAGTACATACCTTAGCAACTGCGTTATCGATCTGTTCGATACTTGTCTTAAGTCTCATGTCAGAGACAAATGCAGTTATATCGCCAGGAACCTTAAGATTTGAGTTACCCTCTAATCTAAAGTTACCAGACCATGTTGTATTGTTAGAAGAGTTGTTATATGGAATCTGTCCGTTTCCACCACCACCTAGGTGAGAAGCAACCTGAGCAGTAGCAGCATTAACCTGTGCAGTACCAGCAGCAGTGAATGTACCGTTACACTCAAAGTCTTTAACAGTTAGTTTATTACCATTAAACTGCAAGTTACTACTTGTAGTTGTATTGTTGGTTGATTGTTGATAAAGAACCTGACCACCAGTACCCTTACAATCATCTGCAAGACCAGCAGCATCTGCCTTACCTTCAAAGTCTGGGCAAGTTACCTTGGATCCAACCGTCAAAGTGGTTGATACATCCATGTTGCCATTACAATCTATAGCAAGACCACCACCAGAGTTACTGATAGTGAATCCACCATTACCACTCAATGAACCACCATTAAAGGCGTTCGCAACAATAACATTACCCTTGAAACTACCAGCAGCGTCTCTTGCAACAATACTTGCTGCGTTCTGGACGTTTGCTTCTGCGTTCATTCCATCGAGGAGATCAACGTTAAGGTTAAGAACCTTCTGTGGAGAAGCAACAACGAATGGAGCAACGTTACTACCAAATGATGCAGTAGATTCAAACTGATAAGACTTAACGTTACCAACAGAACCTGCATCAATAACCATAGACTTGTTAGATCCAGCAGATAGGTTAGTAACAATACCAACGTCAGAGTAGATCTTAGGAGAACAAACACCGTCTCCACCAGTCTTCATGTTGATCCTCTCCATCGTCATGGCATAACCAGTCAGAGAGGTAACAATACCAGAGTTAAGATTAACTCTTATTTCAGGTTGTCCTGAACCTGCATTACCACGACCACCAATGTATTGTGACTTAATAGCAGTAACAACACCAGAATTGATGTACATGTCAGGACCATAAAGGTCATCAGTGAAGTGCAAGTCAGTTGCAGTAACAGCAGCACCTGATATGTTATCAGACCAAATATTGGTAGAGGTTAGGTTAGTAACAACACCAGCAAGAGCATATAACTGAGGTGTAATGATATGGTTGGTTATTTTTATCTGAGTTGCAATACCTGTGTAGATATTGGTCTCATTTACATAAGATGTACCAACATGTGCCAATGTAGTGATACCTACATCACTATAGTTTCTAGCGATGGATGCGTCAGTTGCCTTGAAGTCAGTAACAATACCATTAGTTGCATATAGATTCTTAGGTACTGTAAGTGTCTCAGCATATGCAGTCCTTGCTTCAAACTTATTAACAGTAATAGAACCAACACCAACTGTTATATCACCAACTTGAAGATGTCCAGCAAATGTACTGATTCCTGCCCATGTGGAGTGCCATGAAGACTCTGCCTTAATATGTGCAGCAGGTTTGAAGGATACATAAGTACCAACAACCTCCATGTTGTTCATTCTGGCAGTACCACCTTCATCTACGATGGTGTAGTAACCGTATGTTTCCCAAGGAATACCCTGTGGTGAAATACCACCAGTAGTATTATAACCCCAGAGATCAACTACCTTCTTAACAACCAAGGTGTCATAAGACACACCAGCGAATGACTGATTAGATGCAAAGGTAACAATACCTGATACAAACAGGTCTTTAACCTTAACAACACCATTAACTTCTAGTGAATCCTTAAAGTTGAATACACCAACATTAGACTGACCAATACCAATCTGATCTACCTTGAGGAAGTTCCTATCTCTTTCTTGTGAGATTACACCAAACCTTCTCCACTCACCTTCTGCATATATGTGTCCTAAGTATCCACCAGCATCGGGGATACCAACAAGTGAAAGATCACCAGATCTCTTAGTTCCTGTAGGAGTGGAAATACCAACTGTAATTAATTTACCCTGTGGTGCATCACCTCTCAGATACATGTTGATTGCTTCAACACCCTCAGTAGAGTTACTTGTTAGTTTCTCAGTGAAATTAACAGGACCATAGAACTGTGATGTTCTATTGTTGTTGTCTCCACCCTCAACTGTGATTGATTCTCTAACAAGAACTTCATCAAATACACCAGATACTCTCTTAGTAGATTCTGCCTCAGCATCATCACCAGTGTATGAGAATACAGGTGCCTCAATGACTTCTTCCTCACCAGTAATAGAGGATAATCTCTTATATCCAGTGTAGAAGTCACCAGAGTCGTTCATACCAGTATAAACAACAGTACCACCGTCTAGTTCTTTCTTCTGAGCGGCAAGTGTCTCTTTATCAGATAGGACTCTATCTTGTTTCTGTGGTAATGAAGTTGAATAGTTACCAGAACCATATCCAAGATATTCAAATGTATGTCCAGATGCACGAAGAATAGATGGTCTGCGAAGTTCCATCGGTAGAACATCAATCTTCTTGATTGTAGTTCCTACAACAGCATTAGATGCAAGAGTACCAAACTGACCACGAAGGATCTTGTTAATATTAGTATTAACGAATCTGACAATCTCACCATTAACCATACAGTAATCACCACGTTTAAATCCAGCGATTCCTGTCAAAGTAATAGCAGTATCAGTAGATGTCAGTGGAGCATCAATTGTAGTAGAGATACCTGCATAGAAGTATGTTGCTCTACCTGCAAGATTATTCTCACCTAAACCTAATGTCTTAGCATTTGCACTAATACCTGTTCCGAATAGTCTTGCATCAGTAATTGAATATGAAGTATCAATACCAGCAGTAATAATACCAACATTACATACAATACTCCTTAAAGGAATATCAGACTCAACATCATCAACAACTAGAAGTCTATCTTCAAATAATGGGTTCTTTGTTCCCCAAATCGTAAATACATTACCAGAAACCAATGTGTGGTTCTTGTTTACTCTAATAGTTGCAATACCAGATGAACGATCTACATCAATCCATGTAACACCAGTACCAACGTTTGCAAGAGTATATGTTGCCTGTCTTCTATCATCTCTACCTGTAAAGTAAGGTGTTAGAGTTCTTGATGTTCCAATCTCAACAGAAACAGTCCTTGCAGTTGGGACATCTACAATTTTAAATGTACCATTCAACTCAGGAGTCTCAAATCCCTGTAATGTTAGACCATCACCCTGATTATTAAAGATTGAAGTAACAGAAACTACACCAGCGACTGTTGCATTACCTGCTGGGAAAGCAGATACAGTCATGGTGTTACCTACACCATAAGTACAACCACCATCAATAAGTTCTACTCCAGTAATAGTACCAGCAGCAGAAACAGTAACCTCTGCAGCAGCATTCCTACCAGATAGTGCATTATTCTCAAGGTCTGCAGCATATATTACTGTTGCAATACCAGATCCATTATTATATCCAGAGCCTGGAGTGATTAGTTCTACTGATTTAATAGTATTCAGTCTATGCTCTACATCAGTATAAAGAGTAATAGTAGTATTACCTGTACCAGTAATAACTGCACCCGTTACAGCGAAACCTACCTGTTGTCCTTGCATGAAGTAAGATAATGCTTCACGAGTAACTGAATTCTTCTTGTCATTAGTTACAACTTCACCAATAACAGATGCACTTGAGTGAGTAATTGCAGGTTGTGGATCAGACTCGTAGTTATCTCTATCCTGTTGTGGATATAAGTTCCTTACGTCCTGAGAGAAAGACTTCATGGATACACCATATCCAAGGTCTTTATCCAGTGGAATTGATCCACAAACGACGGTTAAGTTATATACCCCGTCTTGTCCAGATGTGCCTGGAACGTGCGGTCTAGACTCTTGTACCCTATACACAGAGAACGTATCAGCAGACTTAGATCTCTGTACTGTAGGCAGTGCATCAATCTGTTGTTGAGTAGTTCTTTGGTTGATCTGACTCTTAAATGCGCCAGGATCAGTTGATATACCAGCAACAGTAAATGACTTTGCAGTTGGAATAGTAGCAATGACATGTTCGCCATTATATCCTAGACCATATACACCAGTACTATTATTGACACTATCAACACCTTTAATATCTACTAGGTCACCTATCTGTAACCTATGTTGTTTCTCAGTAGTGAATGTAAGAATCTGTGATCCAAATGTAGCATTCTTAAGAATCTTAACGTTCTTGAGTTGAGTTGGGTTACTCAAATCAGCACTCAAATAAGATGCACTACTTACACCAACAGTCTTAGATTCTTGTAGAATGAAACCAGGCTTAGGAGCACGAGCATTAGTATGTTCTTTAGGTAGAACATATCTCATTCTATAGAGTCTATCCAATAAGGATCTATTATCAACTCTACGTTTGATGTATGTTGTACCTGTCTCTGAACCAATAACACCCAGACCAATTGTATTAAGTGCAGGGAATATTGTATTATAAGTTGTACTTGAGTGACCAAGAATATACCAGTTACTATTGGCAGCATCCCATTGAACTGGATGGCCTGGATCGCCTGGGTTCTTATCACTAACTGTAGATCTAACTGTTAATTTACCACCATTGTTGGAAAGTCCAGTTATAGGTCTCCTAGAAGCAGCATCGTTAAATGTAGATGCCAACTGGATTCTATCAGCAGCAAGATTACCACCAGCGATAGCAAAATATACCTTATCATTTACTATACCATTTGGTGTCTCACCAGTATTACTAAAGACTCTAATCTTCTCACCATTAACTAACTGGTGATTAAAACTGAATTGAAGTACGTTAGAAATAATAGCATTAACACCAGAGTTTCTAATTACTTGATACTCTTTCTTAGATGATGTACCAATACCACTAGGAACCTGCATGAGAACTGGAGTCTCATAAGTTTCTTGTACTGCCTGACCAGACAGAGTATTAACCAAACTTAAGTATAATGTTTCACCCTTTCTAGAACCAACCCTAAAGGAATCGACTTCTGCTGGAGGAACAATCTCTTCACTATTATAACTGTTAAGATATAACCTATCAGTTACACCAACACCAATAGTCTTTGCTACATCAATTGTTAACCAAGATGAAGTACTATCATCATTCTGTAGTTCTCTTGGTGGAACAATATGAGTAATATAACCAACGTCATCTCTATCAAATGATTGTGGTCTGAATCCTGATGCCTCAAGAGCGGTCTGACCAAAGTTAGAGTTAGAGTTCGTAATTGAAGCGTCACCACCTCTTTCTGCATGGAAGTGACGTGCATATGCAATAGCGAAAACAGAAACCAACTGAACAACAGCGTTGTTCCTTACTCTCATGTGAGAGGTTTCATAGTTTGGTTTGTAAATTGCCCTAGAGTTGGCGTGCAATGGTTTATCTGATTCTGATACAGTAGTTGTATCATTAAAGATTGCAGTTGTAGGATTGTAAAGAACGAACGCATTGTCATCCTTCTGAATGGAAATACCAGTGAACTGGGCACAAACCATAGATTTGAAACCAGTTGCCTTGTCTCCATCACAATCCAAACCATTCATACCATAAACTGATCTCAATGAACAGTTAAAGACATATGGAGATGCAGATCCTACAGTATCAGGTTCAACTATAACAGATGAGTTCTGAATTTCTTGTGCGGTAGGTAGTGCATTGCCAGGTGTGGCAGGAGTAACAAACCTAAACTGAGTATCACTAAGTACCTCATCAACTAAGAAGGAACCATTATATGAATTAATAGAAGTAGTAATACCAGCAATTAGAACAGGAGTATCCTTGAATAGTCCATGATTTCTATCAGTATTAACAGTAATAACACTAGTAGGAGTATTACCATCACCAGACTTAATACTACTAATACCTACAGGGTCAGCAGCAAGGTCACCAACAATCCTAAACTCATCTACGTTAGGTTCAAAGTCAGTGAATGTTGGATAATCACCAAGAGGACGACCTGAAGAATCACCATATGCTCTGGCGACCTTAAAGTAGTACATATCAAGGTCAGTCAATTGACTGTCTGTGCCATCAATCAGCACATTATTCATACCATCAGCGAACGTGAATGTCGCTAGTTTATGGTGTGAATAAGTAGGAGTCTTAGTATTACTATCATAGTCATAGTATGCAGTCTTACCAATATCTGCATCAAAGATAGTAAAAGCAGTAAAGTAACAAGTACCAGTTACACGAAGTACTCCAGAGTACTCCATGAGATCATTTTCTGGATCTGGTACATATAATGGTCTTAGTTTTGTCTTACGAAGGTCAAAACCAATAATAGATGTACCTCTAGGAAGGATAGCACCACCTTCAGCAGAGTTATACTTATATAATTCGTTATTAGGATCTAGTACATCAAAGTTAGTCTCTGAAGTAAATTGACTAAGTGATGATGCCTGCCATCCTGCGTTCTTTCTTGTCTTATATTCTGCCGTTCCACTATTATTTGTTACAGTAAGCCCAGGCCTGTTATCAATATAATGTACGCCTGGATATGCAAGTATAGTTGTTCTGTCTATCTTATCGTTATTCTGACCACTCTGATATGAAAATCTTGCCGCTTCAATCAGTGCCCTCTGTATAGTTTTAAAAGGACGAGTTTGTGAATTACCTCTGTTCTCGATACTGTCAGTAGCATCAAAATCACTGGGATTAACATATAGAATGTTACCTTCAGCATTCTTCAGAAAGTTTTCTAATCTTGATAGAGGCATTGACCTTCAACCTATAGGATTTCTTCTTTACCTATTTAGACACTCAAAGAAAGAGAACCTGTGCAACCCTAGGATATTCGTTAAACCATCCTAGTTTAAGTTCAGCAGAGTGCAACACATCAGTAGGATACAGAACTGCACGATTATATTTCATTTCAAGTAAGTGTTCTCTCTTAAACTTTTCATCCATAATGGATTGTATAGTGTCATAAGACTCATTCCTAACCTGATACAAGTATGGATCTAAACTCTCACTAATGGTCATCTGACCCTCATAACTCCACATACTTGTACCACCATTACACTCATGTGGTGAATTCAAATATGTTACTACAGCAAATTGGTTGGGATATGGATTCTTTTCATATGTATCTTGATGTGGTATGAGTCCAACAGGATTACTCTTTATAGTATCATCCGTAATGAAATTGCACATATATGAGGCACTACCCCATGATGATTCATACTTATCTCTATCAGTAGGTCTTCCCCATATATCCTCATCAAAACACAGTTCATCAAATATTGGTTTAACATTCCATATTTCAGGAGTATCCAAATATACTCTATTTCCAGGCATACCACCACTTATTGGAAGATTACCTTGACCACGAATGGAACGAACCTCATCTGGATTCTGATAGAAATTATCAATAATAACAGCAGATCTCTTATCTATTCCAATATCACCTACAACAGTAATATCCAATACATCACTTAATTCAAACATCACATGTATAATGTTTGCGTCAGACGAGGGGTTTCAGGGTGTCTAAACCATCCCTTCTGAAGTTCTGGACAACTCAACAACTGTGTTTTATATAATATCGCTCTATTATATTCCATAGGGAAAGCATGTTCAACCTTCCAAGCAAAAGAAGACTTCAATTGCATGTTCATATTATCAAAATCCTTCTCATCCTGCCACTTATCCAAGTTAGGTTTAGGTATAGTCATACTTCCAAGGAAACTGTATAAATCCGTACCACCCTTTGTCTCATCATTTGTATTCAAATACACCTCAAGTTTAAACTGGAATGGTGAAGGTATATGTGGATAACTACTCTGGGAAGGCATTATCTTCAAAGGTTCATTAAGAAAATCCTTCTCAGTAATATACTCACACATAAAAGAAGCCCTATCCCACACTTGACCGTATGAATATGGGTCAGTCTCATTAATCCAGAATTCCTTATCAAAACATATTTGATCAAATAATGGTCTTAAATTCTTTTGTAGATCCTGAAGATCTAATGAATGTTCTGGTTTATTAGGATCTATTAAACCTTCCCTTTTCTTCAATGCTAATCTACGAACCGCATCTGGATCCTTATAAAAATGATCAAAAAGCATCACCCTGTTATCATCGGGTCCTATATTGGTTATAGCAACAATATCAAGTTTATCGTGATCTAATTCAAACATTTTCTAATTCAATTTAATGAAGAAGGGGGCATTTCACCCCCCAAGGATCAGTTGGTTAACAAGGTTGATCTAAACCCCGATTGCCCCTTAGGCAGTAGCGAGTTCGCTAGTGCGGGCAAATTCTCTTGTGAGAACACGAGAGAATGCTACGATGTTATTCGCAGCGGTGTCGATGTCTTTAGCATCTGTGTTTTGCTTATCCAAGCAGGTTTCAGTCATGTCCCGTATACCCTGTCGAAACCTTGGCACCCCCTTGCAAAAGTGGAGGTGAGGGGAGTCGAACCCCTGTCCAGAATGTCGATTACACCACCTACATGACTTTTTAAGTCATTCATCAGGACTTTTTAACAGGTTTGTCAGTTAATTGTGGTTTACCAGTCTGTTTGGCAATAAATGCAGCAAGTTCTGGAGTCTCTTCCCACTCCCATGTCTCTTCACGACCTTTCTTATCAGTCTTTGTAAATGTTCTCTTAACCATCATTTTTCTCCAATAATAATTGATTAACTTGGGACTCAAGTAATGCAACTGTCTGTTTCATTTCCCTAAAATCATCACTAAGTTGTTTAATCTGAGAGTGATGATCTGAGATTGCCTGACCAAATGCATCTATGTTTTTGAGAAGCAACTCATTTCCATAAGGTGTGTCTTCAGTCATTTTCCTTCCTATTCATTCTAATAGTACCCTCTGGTTCTGGGGTTAGGTATTTCATGTATATATTACCAGCAACAGTAGTCCCTACCTGACCAGAATTAACACTATGCATTACAAAGGATGGGAATATAATTATATCACCTTTTTTAAGATCTGGTTTATAATCCAGAGGAAATGCACCATGACAATTACCCAACTGATTTTGAATCAAACCCATAGAAGGGTTAAAGAAAGATGTTCTTGATTTTTCTACAGTCTCATATACAATAAAACTCCACTGAGAATTAGGATGTATATGCGGATCCTGATAATCATGCTCACCGTATCTATTTCTCCATACATGTCCAATATTGGGATCATTACCCATTAATCCCAAAGGACCTAGGTTTCTACCAATAATTTCTCCTAGATGTTCCCAGACTGCTGGAGTCAATTCTAGTTTAGTATTGAAAGTTGTTTTAACACCAGAATCCCATGTTGGTTGAAGATCTTCTTCTGGTTCGTCTTCTATCTTAAAAATATCCAGATCAACCTTATCTTCAAAGATTGGAATACTAAAAATTTGTTTTAAATTAGGGGCAGGTTCATTCATTTTTTAGCTGGCAAAGGGTTCTTTCTCATAAATTTATAAACTAAACTGGATCTCAATCCACGATATGTTTCGTTTGGTGGAGTTCCATGATGGTCTATATTACCCTTGAATAATGCAACTCGCCCTGGTGCAGGATCTACTCCTTGCCATTCATCATTTAGTTTAATCTTGAATTGGCCACCCCACTCTGGTTGCCAATGTTTATTAACATAGTAAGCGAAACTTATTCCATTATCACACTCACAATCCTTATGTGGAAAAGTGTTATGTATATATTGTTGTCCATTGATTAGTATCTCACCCAGTTCTAAGTCGATATCCATTGTACCAAGTACGGCACCTGCAAGCATCTCAAAACAACTGTCTTTTGCAATCTCTGACTTGGGTGGGAATATTTGTTGCTTCAAAGCACCAACTTCTGGCCATTCAGGATCTGCTCCTATATCACGACCATCCGTTGGATATTCACTGGTATGTCCATAGAACCAACTATAACTGGTCATTACAAGATTATCAACGTAGTTAATAAACCAATGTGGAAATAGGTTATCAACAACATATACCTCATCCTTAGATAAGTCATAGTTCGACCAATCTAAGAATTCCTTATTTGCATCAATGTGTATCATAGTCTTATTTTAATACCTTATTTAGTCGTTGTCAACACCCACTCCTGGCCAGTCAAAGTCATCAACTTGATCTGCTCTTAGTGCTAAATTCTTTCTATCCTCATTTATATATCCAATGCCCTGTAACATTGACCATGCTTGAGTTTCATCATCGTTTCGTATTTCTCTCAAAGCAGATGCTCCACCAATATAATGATTGATCTTAGGAACTTCCTCATTGATTAACTCATTCATAGTACTCTCAGCATTTGATATTGCAGTATCATAAGTACCACAATCGCCTGGAACAGATCCTGCTGGAGGAACTTGTTTATATCCAATACTACCTGATGTACTAGCAAAAGAAACCGTAGTTCCTTCACTAACATATACCTCTTGTCCTCCTGATCCTGCATTTTGAATATATGTCGGCCAATTAAGATCACCTACCCAATACTCTGCATAATGTGCTCCAACTGCTGGTTCTGGATCTTGTTGTACTTCATGCCATTGTGCAACAACATTTGGATCCTTATTGTTAATGAGTAATAATTTATGTCCTCTACCAATCTGATTACTCTTTAGAATACCTATCTCCACTGGATCTATAGGATTCTTAGTAGCATCAAAAACAAGGTCAGTATTATCTGGACCACGAACAACCAAGAAAGAACTAAACGCAGCACCAACAGATGTTGTTGTACTTAAAAATAAAGAAGTATATGTAGATACTATACCAACATTAAATGTATATCCAGTTGTTGCAGCAATACTTGCGGTAACTGACTTGTTAAGAGTCATAAAATCATATGTGACTGATACTCCAGTCGTAATACCATTTGAATCAACCACTGTTTTAATTCCCACAGCAGTTCCAAACCCTGTTATCCTTGCACCATTTGGTAAAACTCCACCAGTACTGAATGTAGTAATACCTGTAGTATCCTTGTCATAAACATAGTCTCCTATATTAGAATGAGTGAAGATTCCAACATTCTTATCACCATATATCTTATTATCACTAGATGTACAGAATCCACTCAAGGCATATCTCATTCCAGGCCAAGATGTAGTTCCCAGTCCAACAACAGTTGGAAGGTTACCAGTTGTATAAACATAAGGATCCTCAAGAGCATCAGTTATATAATCACCAACTTTAATTGATGCATCATATCCACTAGTTCCTCCATCAGTATTAAATCCAGTTAATTGTGGTCCTAGAACATCAAAAATTGCCATTGGGGATGTTCCGCCAGTGGTAACAGACAATATTCCAACACTAGCACTTACAATATTAGTTACTACATCAGAACCATACTCCCTATTCTTGGGGTATCTCCAATACTTTGCACCATAATATCCAATAGTACGTCTCTGATCCGAGGACTTTACTACTTTCCATGACTCATAGTTACTACCATTATTATCTTGCCAATCATTTACTTGTTTCTCCCACACCAAATCAGATCTACATCCATGTGCAACCCTTGCTTTATAAGCATCCTCTACTTGAGTAATAGCAACATTAATTGGTTGAATTAATGGAGGTATATTACCATCCAATTTAACAATAATTTCATCATATTCATCAATGACAGCATCAATTATCGTCAGTTGCTCTTGCATCTGATCAGCTTGAGATCCCTTCTGTTCTCTGGTATCTCTAAGTCTTTTAGCAATGTCCCTTGGTTTAGTCATTGAATCTCCGTACCTTCATACTCAATCTCCAGTTTATCAACGTCTTTCCGTTCTCCATAGACAACGAAACTACAATTTACTGGACCTCCAGCACTATTTAAAACTTTAATTTTAGTACCCCAATCAACTACCTCATAAGATAGTTCTTGATAAGATTGAATAGAAGTTAGTGTAACTGTTATTGTATCATGATCTACCAAACCTTTCCAGTATTCTGGTAAATCAATAACGTTTCCTTTTACTGTACCTCTATGATAGACACCAATCTCTGCACCCTCTATACAAGCATGTCTAAGTCTCATACCCTCTTTAGTAGGATGAGGAATATCGAATTTCTTAAACGGTGCAGCGACAGCAGCAAAAGCACCAAAACCTGAAAATATCTTTGCACAAGTAATATTACCAGCAACTGCAAGTAATCCCTGAATAGTAACAAACCCAGAGACATTCAAATTACCATTCTGTTGTGCTATTGCATTACCAACAGACAATGCATTTTTAATCTCAATACCATTCTTAAGACTCAAAGCATTCTTAATAGTAGTACCAAGTTTGGTACATAATCCCATAAAGGTACTAACTGCAATGACATTAACTACACCATGAAAGTTAGCAATACCATCACACCTAAGTGATAATGGTGCAGATATACCAATAGGAGGACCAATCATCACTGTGGCAGTAGGGATGCCAGGCGAAATTGCAGTACCAAAGTAACAGGGACCATTAGCAACTAATGTGCCTGGAAATAATCTACTGGTAACAGATAGAAATGACATGTCCAAGGAGCCAATGACGACCTTATCACCTGCCATTACTATAGATGCGGTAAGTGCCATTATAAGAAGTCCTTAAATTTATCCAACCATTTCATAATGGAACCCATAAATGATCCTTGGAAGATATCGGTCTGTGTTCCTACTTCAGTAGCTACACCACCAGTGGTTTCAACAAACTGAGCAGCCATACTTAAATTATTTGCTCCAAGAATATTAATATTAGTTCCTTTTAGATGAATAATAGGACTATCAAGTTGAATATGTTTTGTACTCTTTAATGTTATCTCACCATCTCCACCAGTGGATTGTAATCTTACATTTCTTCCTTTGAGTATAACATCACCATCTTGAGCCTCTATCAATATATGACCAGAACCAGCAGCAATTATCTTAGAAAAACCATCTTCTGGATTACCATCATTTACATCTGTAGCACCTCTGATACCACACATTTCATATGATGTACCCAGAACTACTTGTTTATAGTATCCATGCTGATAATATTGGAACCCCTGAATGTTATCAGTAAACATTGATAGGTCAATAATAAATCCCTTCATATCACCTTCGGGGATTTTGATACCAGAAGCTATCCTAAAGCCAGGATAATTAGCAACGTATTCTTTGGTATCTACCTTTTGTGGTTCGTTTTCTGCCATTATTCTCTAATAACCTCCTTACCAACACAGTCAATGACATCAATAACAAGAGCCTTTCCATCAGGACCATAGAGTCTGTTTCCATTCTCATCGTATTGATTTGGTTTTTCGCCAATATCCTGTACGAAGTCTGGAGCATATGATATGATCGGTAACAACTCAGCACCTCTACCATTTCTTGTGTCTATTGTCACGTTTGGAATTATATTATGTTTATCAGAACAATTGATATTCTTAACTCCAACAATAGATCCAGCAGGAGTAGTAACTAAATCGAAGGTACATTGACCAACTTGGCCACCATCCCCATCAGTATATCCAATTCCAGGCCTATATGGAACAATATCAGTAACTATACCAACAGGTTCGCTTCCTATACCAGCAACACCTCTTGTAGTCCAGTTATATGTATCTGTATTTGCGATTCCTGCAAAACTATTACCAGCCAAATCCTCAAATGCGCCAGGAGTTATAGTAAGATGATACTCTGTATTATGTTTCAAGTCAACTGATGGATCTATCTTGATTATAGCTGCAGATAAGAATGATATTCTACTATCAGTAATAGGTATAGTCTCATGAACAGCATTACTAGAAGATTCCATAATCCTTAGATCACCAGCTCCCCTAACAATAGCTTCACTGAATGTAACTGATAGAGACACAGAAGTTTGAACACCTACTGCATTATCAGCAGGAGTTGTAAAGGTAATATATGGTGATTCATCATCAAAAGGTTGTTCTGTAACAGGGAATTTAGGAGGTATAATACCATTAGTCTGACAATATCCTCCTCCACCACGAACCATAAAGACTTGAACTACTCTTCCCTTATCATCAATCCTTGTCCTAGCAATAGCTCCACCACCATGTCTAGTCTTATCAATAATACTAATTGTTGGGTTAACCGAATACCCAAGACCAGATTGAACTATAACTATGGTTAAAATACTACCATCTACAGCAGATACAACTGGTATCAACTCTGCCTTCTTAAGAGAATCACCAAATACTTCTACTTTTGGTGGAACACACTTAGGATAAGTAAATCCTGGCGGAATGGAATCTCCCAAATCATCTTGATTCTTAGGATTATTAGTCCTCTCATTACAATCAAACCATTGATTAAGATCACCACCAAGCATACTTAAGAAGGATAGACTTCCATCTCCAGCATCAAAATCTAAATTATTAACAAAATCAAGATTGTCAAGAACACTGGACATCTTACCAGCTCTCTTGGTAGATAATCCCCATCCCTGTGTCCAATCATCATATTCCTTGCATCGTAGAGAATCGCAAGCCAAGAAACTCAAGATCATATTCATATAAGAAGTTATCTTACTGAATAGACTGGTAATATTATTAAGTATTCCCGATAACCAATCTAATCCGTCTAGAATTGGTTTTAGTAGACTGGAAATAGCACCCAATAACTTACTTAGTATTGCAGAGACAGCTTGTTCAATAGCACAAACACTTGCGTTAATGGTGTTTCCAATAAGATCCTTTAGCAACCCCTTAATGAAATCCATAAGATCGAAACCAGCCTTCTCGAAGAGACAGAAAATCAAATCCATGATTCTCTTGAAGGCTTGAACGATTGGGTTCTTTTGTGGTTCTGGTACTATTAATCCAATTAAGTTCCGAAACATCTTACCAAGATATTTCATTACTTTATCTCTTAGTCTTCTAATTATATTCTTAATTGCCCCAAGAATTAATCGTGATGCTTTACCAACAAGTCTGTCTATATCTGCAATGAAATTCTGAGCGGCATCTACATATACTCCTGCAAAACTAGTTAAAGAATTGATAGTCTTAACAAAACTACCTATGGTATGAGTTATCTCAGAAATTGCATCATCTTCACAAGCATTAGAAGCAGTATGAGGACCAAGACTTGTATTGGCCAATCTTACATCGCCATCAGTATGTCTTCTTAATCCTTCCTTCCCTCCATCAGGATCTGTTGATTCTCCAGCTTTATTATTTGCATTTTCTGTTGGGGTTGCAACTGGTTTAGCTTTCTGTAATGCTAATGTTGTTGGTCCAAAAGAACCAGCATTTCTACCACTTACTGTACCAAAAGCACCAGACTCCGCCTGCTTACCCTCACTTGAGAGTGTCATAGCATTAGTGGGAGACTTGATTTTATTAACACTTCTAGCTAAAGCACCCATTATAACTGGTTGCTGTGCGTCATCACCATCCATGAAGAATCCAAAGACAGTCTCGCCACCTACCATTCTAGAACTATCACCAAAACATGATTGTCCAGAACCAGAGTTGGCATCTACCATCACATGAGCCCAAGGAAGATCTTCATCAGACAATTCTGCCTCATCAAAAGGATGAGACCCAATAATCCTAACCTTACACCTATAAGCCCAACCTTCTTCCAAATCAGTCGCTTTGTTCTTCCAGTGCTTAGCATCGGCAACTTTGCCGATCCACCAAACGAAACCGTCTCGACCAACATAATTGGTCGTCAACATGGACTGATCTAACATATTAATCGTCGTAAACTAAACATTCTGGTTCGTCTGGATGCTGATCACAAAATAGTTCTAAACAGTTAGGATCATGGTGATCTCCTGCTACGATCTCTTCGTGATGATGCTCCTCATATTCAATTAAATCATGAAGTTCTTCCTCAACATGTCTCCTAGTTTGAGGATTAGTTTGAGGGTTGTCAAGGATCTCTTTGTCCCTGTCGATATGTTGTTCTATAGTTTCCATAATAGTAACCTAATAATAATCAACCCATTTACTCGATACCGTAAGAGTCACGAATTAGATTTAAAGATGTAGTATTAGTACCACCTGATATTTCAAAATGGTGCCTCACTGATCTAATCAAATAAAGACTACTTTGTTGAGCGTCTGCTTTTTGTACATTGCCAACAGTACCGTCTGCTTTGGGCAGTTCAACGTATATTATATCACCTGCCTTGAGATTTGGGTTAATTGGTATCACTATATTTAGGGACTGTGTGAAAAGCAAGTTATATCTAGAAAAGGATTTACACATGTCGGATTTATCCCGTCCCTGTGTAGACATCTCACTGTTTTTACTTTCAGCAAAAGCTGGATCCCACATTCCAGTGTCACCAATTCTACACATTATTCTAGAAGAATAATCAATAAGTTCCCTCTCATCACCTTCGCCTGGAAGAGGTATAAAATCAGCTGATGTATTAAGGTTTTCTTTCTCGTCTTTCAATTCATACTTAATAGCATCTAATTGCCAATCAACTGGATCAAAGAAATACTGTAGATTATTGTATAATCCTGTTCTAAGATTCTTTTGTACATCAGTATTCTTATCAATAAAATAATGAATGATCTGCTTATCTGTTGTCTCTCTATCAGCTACACTAGATGCAGTATATTTTGGTATCTCTTTATTATCTGATGATTTACTATTAGTCTTCGCAGAAAGTAATGTCTCAATGGATTTAAAATTAAACCCATCTCTAGTCTCCCAAAAGAAAAATCCAGCTGTACCTCTTGCTTTTGAATCCTTACCTTTACCCTCAGTTCCAGACTTAGACTGAGATGCTGTTGATGCTTTAGGAGCTAACCAAACCAATACCTGAAAAGGTTTCTTCATGTTACCCATGAAACCATAGGTAGTAGAAGATTCTTCTATATCATTTATTCTAGAACTATCTACCTTTAAAACTTCAGTAAGGATAGTTCTCACATGAGTACTAATACTTTGAATTTCAAATCTATTACTACACCTACTAATTTCATTATTAAAACATTCCTTAGTCTTACAAACTAATGTAAAAGTCTCACTAGTTTCATCCTGTATCAAATCCCTAACAGCAGCAACATAAAGAGGAGGTGTCTTTGACTCTCCATCAAATGACAAATCCCCATACTCAGTACCAAGGATAAGATCAAGTCTCTCAAATCCCCGTATAGGTATCGCACTATAAGCACCAGCAGTAGTATTAAGTTTAATATAAGCAGTTACATTAGGTGATAAGATATCCTCAAAATAATCAACAGTAACAATACCTTCCTCAATTCGGAAAGCCTTCCTATTACCAGACTCATCCAAAGAAGTCTTTGGAGGATTAGATCCCTTACATGGAGTAAGAGCTGCCTTCTTTATTGTAATATTCTGTAGAGATGACATGTTATCCTGTGTATCCTAATTTAGTTAAAAAGAGATCTGACATTTGAAGTCCTCCACCACCCATAATTACCATTTGAGGGCCTCCTCCTTGGTTGCCACCACTAACCACAACAGCATTCCCTTTTCGATCTGGTGGAGCCTGTGAAATAAGGTATGTATTGTTATTTACAATACCACGGGTCTTATTATAAAAAGGATACTCCTCTGGAACAGACAGAGCAACTTGAATTGGAACAACTCCACTCTTTTGATCTGCTAATGTTGTTGGTCCAACAGTACCAGCACTGCTCTTTAACTTAGTTTCACTTGGTTTTTTATTATTAATTACTTCTGGTGACCTATAAATCTTACCCTTATTACCATAGTAATCATTATATGATTGTGGACTAGCTTGCCAAGAGAATGATGCTCTTGATGAAGAATTTGATAATACATCACCATTAGGAAGAACCACACCTATATGTGCCTGTGGTGTAGTAGCATGGTTATCATACATGATCATAATATCACCAGCTTGCCTCTCAGCATAATCAGTTATTTCTTTATAATTCTTTTTCAGCATTGCTTGTTCAGCATTAGGAACCCAAAGACTATTACCCCAAGGAGGTGTCAACCCTGCTTTCTTATATACTTTATTAACTGCCCATGCACAACCATTCGCACCACCATCAGGTCCAGTAGCACTAGACATACCTTTTAGAGATGCTGCAGCATCACCTAAATTCATTGATGCAGTAGAAGCAGATGGTTGTGTAAGTTCCCCACCACCAGTAGAAGCTAGCAATGTCTCATTAGAAGGAAAAACAGAACTTGTTGGTTTAAACGATCCATATCCAACTCTATCACCTATATTAATTTTATTTCCATCACGATCATAATTATCTTCATCGTGTTTTTTATTAGGATTATTTGATCTTTTGTGGAGGGCCTCCACATCCGTATAATTTAATTTAATCTTAGAGAAGTTCTCTTCATCAAGAGCCCCATCAGCACGAGGGAACCCATCTTTATCAACTGTTCTTTCAGGTTCATTCTTTTTATCAAAATCAAACCAATTAAATGTAAGAGCATCTAAAGTACCACCAGTAATTCTTTTAGTTCCTTCCAGCATATCTCTAGCTCTGTCACCAGACCATTCCCAGAAAGATGGGCCCATTGCTCTCATTAATAACCCACTATCGACAAGTTGTTCTAGTTCTTTTGATAACTTATAGAACTTATCAACATCCAATTTCTCCTTCTTTGTTATACTATCATCCTCCTCCTTCTTCATTAAAC